GTTGGCGTTCCTTCTTTCGGCTCAAGTGCTGTAATATCAAATACTGTGAATGAATCGTGATCCAGTGGGCGGCCATTCGCAAGTTGACGAATGAGATATAATCGTTGATCTTCAACCATTCGAAGAACATCGGTTGATTCTAATTTTTGCTCACTACCAACACCCATAAAGTAATCTTTAGGTTTTCCGGAAATCATTCGATTTAATGGCACCGCTGGTGATTGAACCATCGTTAATCCTGGAACACCAAAATTATCATACGTCCAAGTACCATCGTCTTTACGTTTTGCACCAATCGGGAAAAATTTCGTTGCATAGTCTAACGGGTTCACGATTAAAGTGACGCCAGTATAGCGGCGTGTCCCCTTTTTAGTTGTTGGCGCTAAAATCTCTTTACCAATTGTAGTTGGGCTAAAATCCTTTAATACAACAGGCTCTTTATCTGGATAAATACCATCCGTTACAGCACCTTTTAGATCTTTAATCATACCAATTGGTTGTTTCTTCCCTGTTCCGCTAACAACAACATTTTCTAATTCTTCTGCTACAACTTCTTTCATAAATGTACGAACATATTTATCTAACCAGCTTGGACCTAATTCAAACATTGCTTTACATACAACTAGGAATCCGCTTAGTTTAAACATCCCTTGATCTACTGTATAAAATCCTTCGTCTGTCATTTCTTTGATGTTATCACACACATCTCCCCAAAATACTACACTTGCACCCTCTTTACGTAGTACCCATTGTGTAGTAGCTCCAGTTGTTTGAAAATTAATTAAAGATAATAGTGGATGCTCTTTTTCAAGGTCTTCAAAAACTCGTTCAAAAATTGTTGGTGGCATTAATTTTGTTACTTCATCAAATGACTGCACCTCAATAGCGGCATTGTAAAATTTTTGCTCTTCATTTGTTAAAGCACGCACACCACGAGCTGCCAATACTTGAGCATCCCATTTCTCGTCTTTTGCTTGTTGCGCTTCGTTAATAATACCATTCATCATGTCTTGAATATGCTGCATGTTTCCTTCCATGTTTGCCACGATACGTTCAGCGACAGCTTGCGCATCACCATTTTCAAGTGCTTCTTTTACATTAGTGATTTGCGATTCCTTATTTTCAATTACGCTTCGATCTAAATTTTTAATCGTCATTTTTTTACCTCCTGATTTTTTTCAATAAAAAAAGCACTGCTTTACGAGCGCTTGAATTTACTTAATAAATTTGAAGTTGTACTTGCTACTACTGGTTCATCCTGCTGTTTATTTTTATTTCGGAATTTCTGAAGTACATTATTTTTAAATTCCTCTGGATCTACCACTTCATGATTATCTTCTACATGTTCAGCTACTTTATGGGCCAATCCGATTTCTACTGCCTCATTGGCTGTAAACCATGTTTCATTCTCAATCATCGTCTCAATTTCTGAACGTTCTCCTTGATAACGAGTCATATAAATATCTGCAATCGATTTGTCAATTCCCTCAAGAGCATTCAATGTCTTACGAATATCTAATTTTGTCCCCCACGTCCATGTAGAAGCTTCATGAATCATTAACATAGAACCTGTATTCATAATTAATTCGTCTGCTGCCATCGCAATAATAGATGCGGCGCTTGCTGCCAGTCCATCTACATTAATAATGATTTTTGCCGGATGGTTTTTAAGTTGGTTATAAATCGCAATCCCATCAAATACATCCCCACCAGGACTATTCAGATTGATATTAATAACATTTGCCGAAGTAGCTTTCAATGTTTTCTCAATATCAACTGCTGATGTAGAATCACTCCACCACGATTCGCCAATATCACCATAAATCGTTATGTCCAGTGAATCAGCTTTTGATTCTGCCTTAAAGGCATGTTGGACATTAACTAGATGATTATACTGTTCATTTTTATAACGTCTCATTCTTTTCACCTCCCTCCAAAGAATCAGCTTCTTGATAATTCTTTGTAACACAGCGCTTATTTGCCCATTTTTCTTCAATCGGCTCTCTACCAAGAATAATTAAAATGTCATTAATAGATAAACCACCGATTGCAAAGAGCTTATCTAATGCTGTTGCTAGTTTCGTAATATCAACAACCTTAATTTTTGTTGTATCAATCTTTAAATATGTGCGGTCTATATATTCTTTTTTACTGTACATCTTCCGGTTAAATTCATCTTGGATCAATTCAGCAATTGGATTAATGCAAAAAGCTAAGAACGAATCCAATTGTTTTTCAATGTCCGCTACATCACCTTTTAAAATCCCTATAGGGACATGAAAAGCAACTGCTACATAGTTAAATATGTCATTGATCAAATCGCTAATATCACGACTTGTGCTATTATTTGATACACCATTTTTACTATCACTCATATCTTCAAAAACATAACCATCTTGTAATTGAAAAGCTGAACCCACTTTATCAGCATTAAACCAATTTTTTAACTGCCCCTCGAACATTTCATCGATTGCTGCCTGCGTTTCTGGATCTTGCGGCCTTAAAAAATCACCTTTGATTAACAAACGTTTATTATTCTTTCTTTTATAGTAATCAATTGAAGATGCAAGCAGTTTCCCAAAACTACTATACATTCCATCTATAATTTGCATAATATTACGATCGTTGAGTTTAAAGTGAAACACTTCTGATTCATTAAATGATTTTTCAAAAGTAAGCTCACCAACAGTTATGTCATTGTATATATTTTCTTTTAATGCAAACTTATTAACATTAAAGGAATCTGCAATATACAATTGCTCATTTTGCATAATAACTACACATTCATTTTCCATGATTAAATGATTTACCAAACTATGCATAAATTCCGATGCATTTTGATTTTGATTTGGCTGTACATTTAATAAATAGTGATTTTCACCACGTTTTTCTTTCCCTTTTTCAAAGGTTTGAAATTCACACCTTGTTAAAGCATTTGCAATTAAATCAATACAACTTTCTACAGCAAGCTTTTTATAGAAATAGTCAATTCCTAACTCATAGAAACATGAGTCTAGAGTCATGGTCTTCCTACTTCCAAAAAAACCTCTTACCCAATCTCTTAATCCCACATTCTCACCACCTTTTATACACTAAATGATTTAAATATCTTTCTAACATTTTCTTTTGTTAAAGTATTTGACTCTTTTAACTCACTATCACAATTAAGAGCATGTAAAAAAGCGAAAAAACCATCTGTTTTTCGCTTCTCTTTATCCACCTTTTTATATTCAATATTGCCATTCATTTTTTCTTCTTTATAGACATTTCCAACATACCAACGCATTAACGGATCATCACCAAAAATAATAGTATGTTTGATAAAAACTTCTTCTACAAGTGGAGCAAGCTTACTATGAGTCGCTGGACCACGACGAACAATTTCAATTTCAAAGCCAGCCTCTTCAAGCGATTCTTTTAAAATAGCTGAACGATATAAATCCATACTGACTTTTTTTATACGGTATTCTTTATTCATCATTACGAACCAATCTCGTACATGTTCCGCACTAATTGATTTGTCATAAACAACAGTAAGTAATCCCTTTTCAATTGCAATCCGAATGATATCCGGATTAATATCTTGCAACTTAGGCGCTGTATGATGCATGAACGTATGCTGCTTCCAATACCGTTTCCCATCTGTTTTAAATAAGATTCCAACTGAACAGAAATCACGAATTTGCGCGAAGTCAACTGCTCCAATACATTCTATCCCTTGGACATTTTCAGGGAATGGTTGATTTGTTGCTAATCGTTCATCATAAGTAGCAACTTCTTTCCTCGTATCCTCAACAGGTAAATTCATTCTTTTTGTCATGAACTCAATACGTAATGCACTGTTACGTTTCATATCATGGTATTCTTTTCGCATTTCATGTTGTAAATTTTCATTGTATCTATATGAAGGATTTGCTTTTTCCCATTTAGACTCGTCATGAACTTCTTCTTCATCATCAAGCTTACATATGAAAGGAAACAGTGTGGAATGTGGTAATTCTTTATTCAACACCATCTGAGCTTCGTCTTTCATATCATCCAATACTCCACCACGGACATTCCCATCTGTTGTAATATAGAAAATCCTTGGATCTTTCTTTTTTCCTAAACCTGATGTAAAAACTTTTATATTTGAATAATCTTCATACTCATGTAACTCATCAAATATAACAGTTCCACTTCTCTTACCATCTTTTGTACGAGCGTTTGACGTATTAAATTCAAATTTAGATTTAGTTTTATAATGTTTAATTAGTTTTTTTGATTTATAAAAAACCTTTTTTAATTTCTTTGCAAATTTGGGAGTTTCTAAAATATTTAAAACATCTTCGAATGAGGTTTTCGCCTGATCTTCTGAAGTTGCCACAATATCTATATCATAATTCTTAATCCCGTGATGACCACTTAGCATATAAAAACAGTCATAACTGATATATCCGTTTTTACCTGCCCCGCGACCAAGTAGTAACAGATATCTGTCAAACATAAGACGACCGTCATCATAACGCACACCATAAAAAATTGCATTACAGAACCTTTGCCAAGCAAATAGTGAAAAAGAAAAATAAGGGGCTGGCTTTTCTACTGATTTTTCAATAGCATCTGCATCAATCACTACACCAGGTTGGTCTAATTTCCAACGAAGAAACTCCATGAGTTGTTTTTGTTCTTTACAACTTTGTATTTCCTCATTTTCAACCATACGCATATACTCGTCGATGTAAGGATGATACTTATATGTAGTTGAATTTCTAGATGTCGTCATCATCATCATTACCTTCATATACTGGTTCTTTCAAACCAAGTACTTTTAATAATTCTGTCATGCGCTTGTTTGTCTCACGAAATTCTTTTGTAGCTGGATTTGCTTTGACTCCCTTTTGACTCCCACTATTTTGCCATTCAATCATTGGTCCATTCTTTTTCATTTCTCTTGCTAACTTATTTTTCACATCAAACATCGTCATGTAGTCATCAACAAGATCAATGTAGTGCATGCCATACAAACCACTGTTTTCCAATTGCTGTAATAAATCTTGCTTTATCTGTGCTTTTTTTGATAGTTTACGCACAAGTACCCCCCCTCTTACTTTTTAATTCGCAAAAATATTTTAACCGCTCTCCTCCCCCCGTTGAATGGTCCTCCTACTAAAAGCCGAACTTTTTGACCGGGGGGTATTTAAGAAACTAATTCAAAGTATCCTTCAATAAAATCCAAAATAAAAAAGACTTCTTCACTAGAAATCTTTAAAACGTCTGAAGTAAATATTAAATTCTCTTCTTCTTGCAATCTTTCTCTAACATCAGTAAGTTTAAGTCTCTTGCACTTCCTTGGGTTCACACAGTCTCTTATCTGACAGTAACGCCAATAAGAATACTTTCGGAACTGATTAAGCATGTCGCGTTCATATGACGTACGCTCGTCCTTCTCGGCGTATTGAATCATTAAGTCAGTATCGAATGTCCAACTACCATCCACAATAATCATAGCTACCACCGTTCCTCATTAACGAACTTAGGTACCTTCTTATCGACTTTATCCAATCGATCATGTACTTCATTGTGACATCGAATGCATAAGCATTGTAGGTTATCTAAATCCATTGCTAAGTGTGGATGTGTCTTAACCTCTTTAAGATGATGCACATTCTCAGCAGGCTTATATTTACCTTTCGACTTACACATTTGACATTCGTGATTATCACACTGTAGAGCCTTGAGCCTTAGTGCTCTCCACTCTTTAGACTTATAGAACTTCATAAGCTTACCTTCTCTTATGAGCTTAATATAGTCCATTGTTAACACACCGTCCTTGCTCTAATACATTTAGGCTTACGATCTATAACCTGTGACTTCATCACTTTATGTTTAACATATCCGTATACTTGTTTAGGTGTTGTTGGTTCATAGTCATAATCTAGACACTGTGTAAAAGCTCTAGCCATTTCCATTATTGATTCCCAATTATCTCGAATCCAATTGCTGATTACTTTATAAGCTTCATATAACTTATAGAACTCTTTTAATCGAGACTCAACGTCATCTCTCATTGCCTCACCCCTTGTCTTTCTTTATAAGCACTCGTTCAACATCACACGAGCAGATGTTCATGTTCTTCTTGTAGTAGTTATTGATCATGAATTGCAGCATGTCTATTTGCCTCTCCGTTAATGGCTTACGGTTACATTTCGTTCTTCCATTAAGTTGTATATGCTTATTAATCTTATAAACATCGACAAAAGCACCCTTGCATTTCGGACAAACGGTTACTTCTTGATATTCATCTTCTGGTGCTTGATATGTTTTAATTTGATAGTCACAAGCTAAACAACATCTAGAAACATTGCACATCTATCCTCACCCCTTATCTTTTTCTAACAGATTATCCAACAACTTATTGATTACACTTGCTATAGCTTCTTCTTTCTCTTCAAGTGTCGCGTTCTCTTGTAATTCGTCTAACACTTTGATTACATCTGGCAATCGCTCTAATCCGACATACTGTTTTATTTTCTTTCTACTCCGAAGAGCACGAAGGATTATGCCAATGGTAATTGCTTTTTCTAGTTTATTAAAATCCATTTGCATTTACTTTCACTCTCTCAAGCATCGTTTCATGAACTTGTTTAGCCAACTTTTCCGCATCGACTTCACGAGGCTTTTCCAATAACTCTTCAATGCCTTTTGTTAATAGATACTGTTCCGTTTCCTTCGACAAAACAATATCCGAAGGCAGTTCATTTGTTGCTATAACATCAATCAGAAAATCTTCCACCACACTCTGACCCTCACAACGGAACATTCCTGCCATCAACTTAATATCATGTTTCTTATCTCTTATTAAATGAGCAAGCTTTATAAGTTCTTTATAAATTTCTCTCCTTTTATTAATAAGAATGGTTTGTTCAATCAGTCCTAATTCCTCTTCCTGCTTTTCTAATGGCGCAAATTTCATTGGTCTTGTTGGACCTCCACATCTAACACACTTTAATCCGTCAACATGTTTAGCAACAACAACAGTTCTACAATTCTTATCCATACATTCAACCATATCTTTAAATTTCATCATTCATCCTCCTCAAAAATAAAAAGCACCCGAATGGATGCTTTTCTCTAGATTATTAATTTGTCTTTCTATTGCGGTACGTGAAGTTTTATTCTTTTCCCAGTTACTTAATGTTGCTACATTCCTCTGCACCTACACTATTAAGTAACTGGAAGAAGAGCAAAAGCTCTCCCTAACAACGGTACCATTCAATCATTACCATCTGCTGGTTTCGGATTTTATGTGCCATCATTATGAAACCGTTTAGACAACATATAGATTATAAAGGAACATTATGAGTTGTGTTTTCCGCCACTTCTCACAATACAAATATATCATGTTAAAAACCAAAACGTGTCCGTAAATCGTTCGCAAATAGTCCGCAGATAGTTCACAAATAGTTCGCGTTTTTTATTTCTGTATTTTTTCACATCGTTTTTCAGCCTCTTTTCGCATAGTTTTGAATAAATATGTTCTTTAATCCTTGAAAATGAATTAGCTATAATCTGGATTGTGTTGAATTAGGCCATATCGTTTCTTCTTAGAGTTATCAAGCTTTTCCATACTTCATATAAATGAATTTGACACTTTTCTTTTGTAGCTAATTCCCAAAAGCTTATACACGAATTTCATTCGATTTCAATTAAGTTTATATAAATCTGAATTATCCCATAATTAAAAGAAGATTGAATAAAAGTATGAACCTTTTTAATCTGTACCCTTTGTAAAGGACATTTTGAAAAAAGTTAGGCAACATCAAGGAGATGATTTCTGTATCCAACAGGAGTCATCTTTTTTAAATTCCATTGATATCTATAG